CCACCAAAGGATAGAAGTGGAGGAGATAAAGACACTAAGTTTGCTGGTGCTTATGTGAAAGAACCCAAACCAGGTGTTTATGACTGGGTTGTTTCATTTGACCTCAATTCACTCTATCCACACCTGATCATGCAGTATAATATTTCTCCAGAGACCCTTATGGAGGAGAAACACCCATCAGTTACTGTGAATAAAATTCTGAATGAAGAACTTACGTTTGAGATGTACAAAGACTATTCTGTCTGTGCAAATGGTGCAATGTTTCGTAAAGATGTGAAAGGTTTTCTTCCATTATTGATGGAGAAGATGTATGATGAACGTAAGGCATTCAAGAAGAAAATGCTTAAGTCCAAACAACAGTTAGTTGACATTGAATCTGAAATGAAAAGGAGGGGAATCAAATGAGTCATAGAGATCACAAATATGGTGGTTTGGTCAGATATGATCACAAAAACAAACTCATCTTTATTACTAGAGAACTAAATCCTCCAACAGCAAATGCAAGGTTTATTAATCACCTTGAGAATGAAAACCCTGACTATAAGGTAGTAAAGAACTGGTAATGACAAAAGATCTATCTAACTTGTCAGATGAACAACTTCTTAGACTGAGAGATCAGACAGTCAAGGACATTGCAAAGTTTAACAACTTTCAAATGGTTCGTAAGATTTGTCTGAACTCAGCCTATGGTGCTATTGGTAATCAATACTTTAGGTACTTTAAACTTGCCAATGCAGAAGCAATTACTCTGTCTGGTCAAACATCAATCCGTTGGATTGAGATGAAGATGAATGGATACATCAATAAGATTCTTCAAACCAAAGACATTGATTATGTGATTGCTTCTGACACTGATTCTATCTACATTAACTTTGGCCCACTTGTGGACAAGTTTCTTTCAAAGAAGAAAGATAAAAAGGAAGAGGTAGTTGGTTTGGTTAATAAGATCTGTGAGGATCAACTAGAACCATTCATTGATAAGTGCTACAACCAACTGGCTGAGTATGTGAATGCTTATGACCAGAAAATGCAGATGAAACGGGAGAACATTGCAGACCGTGGAATCTGGACCGCAAAGAAACGTTATATCTTGAATGTGTGGGACAGTGAGGGTGTTAGGTATGAAGAACCCAAACTGAAGATCATGGGTATTGAGGCAGTCAAGTCTTCCACTCCAGCACCCTGTAGAAAGATGATTAAGGATGCTCTGAACCTGATGATGAGTGGTACAGAGGATGACCTCATTGACTTCATTGAGGATGCTAGAGTCAAGTTTAAGAAGATGTCACCAGAGGAGATCGCATTTCCTAGAACTGTCTCTGATGTGAATAAACACAAATCACATGCCACAATCTATGGAAAAGGATGTCCAATTCATGTGAGAGGTTCACTACTTTATAATCACTATCTCAAGGAACATAATCTCACCAACAAATATTCACTTATCAATAATGGTGAGAAGATTAAGTTTATCTTTCTTAAGAAGGCAAACCCTACAAGAGAGAATGTGATTTCCTTTATTAGTGAATTTCCTTATGAGTTAGGACTTGATAAATATCTTGATTATGACTTACAATTTGAGAAAGCTTTTCTTGATCCTGTCAAGGTGATTCTTGATGCCATTGGTTGGAATGTGGAAAAGACTGTAAACCTGGAGTTGTTTTTCGGATAATGGATTTCTTAAAAGATATTGTAAAAGAAATTGGTGATGAGTACACACAACTTGCTGCTGATATTGATGAAACTGAAACATATGTGGACACAGGTTCTTATGTTTTTAATGGACTTGTTTCAGGGAGTTTATTTGGCGGTGTATCTGGGAATAAGATTACTGCCATTGCTGGGGAGTCTTCTACTGGCAAGACTTTCTTTAGTCTCGCCATGGTTAAGAATTTTCTGGATAGTAATCCTGATGGTTACTGTCTGTACTTTGACACTGAAGCAGCAGTTAATAAATCTCTTCTTGGGAGTCGTGGCATTGACTTGACTCGTGTAGTTGTTGTCAATGTTGTTACCATTGAAGAATTCAGACAAAAGGCACTTAAGGCAGTTGATCTCTATCTTAAGAAACCAATTGATGAGAGAAAACCATGCATGTTTGTTCTTGATTCTCTTGGAATGTTATCCACAGAAAAAGAAATTAAAGATGCCTTGGATGATAAACAAGTTCGTGACATGACAAAATCACAACTTGTTAAGGGTGCATTCAGAATGCTGACTCTTAAACTGGGTCAGGCTAAAATTCCTATGATCGTTACCAACCACACTTACGATGTTATCGGCGCTTACGTACCAACTAAAGAAATGGGAGGAGGCTCTGGCCTCAAATATGCAGCAAGTACAATCATCTATCTCTCAAAGAAAAAAGAAAAAGATGGAACAGAAATTGTCGGCAATCTTATCAAAGCTAAGACTGCTAAGTCGCGTTTGAGTAAAGAGAATAAGGATGTTACCATTCGTCTTTACTATGATGAGCGTGGTCTTGATCGTTATTATGGTCTCCTTGAACTAGGTGAGATTGGTGGTCTCTGGAAGAATGTAGCAGGACGTTATGAGATGAATGGTAAGAAGGTCTATGCCAAGGCAATCCTAAAAGACCCAGAAGAATATTTCACTGAAGAAGTGATGCAACAGTTGGACAAAGTAGCACAGGAGCAATTCTCTTATGGTTCAAGTTTATGAAAACATTCTCCCTGAAGAACTTTGTAATAAATTGATTGATGTCTTTGAGAATTCTTCTGAGAATCATGAGTTCATAAACAATAGTTACAAACCATGTTTCACTCAACTCAATATAAACAAAACTCACCCTGAATTGGTAAGAGAGTTGGTCTCCTACACACAAAGAGTTTATGGTCTTTATTCTGTTGATGTGAATAATAAGTTTCTTCCTAAACTTAAAAAGATGGAAGAATTTAGAATCAAACGTTATCTTCCTGGTGGTGAAGAGAGATTTGATGAACATGTGGATGTTGCAAATCAAAATGATTGTATCCGCGCCTTGTCATTTCAATTCTATTTGAATGATAATGATGGTGACACTTATTTCAGTAAGATCAAGAAATATGTCAAACCAAAGGTTGGTAAGGCAATTGTGTTTCCTCCAACCTGGGAATATCCTCATTCAGGACTTCCTCCTTCAAATAACACTAAGTATATTTTGAGCACTTATATTCATTATGGATAAGATTGAATTTCTAATTCTAAAGAACCTTCTCCATAATGAGGATTATCTTAGGAAAGTAATTCCTTTTTTGAAATCTGAATACTTTGAATCCTACAATCAGAAGATTGTGTTTGAAGAGATTTTTGATTTTGTCACAAAGTATAATGACATTCCATCTCAGGAGATTCTTTCCATTGAAGTGGAGAAAAGAAAAGACATCAATGAAGACACATTTAAAGAAATCTCTAAACTGATTCTTCATCTGGATGATCAACCTGTTGAGTTTGAATGGTTACTTGACACTACAGAAAAATGGTGTCGAGACCGTGCCATTTATTTGGCACTGATTGAATCAATCTCAATTGCTGATGGTGGTGACAATAAAAAGACACCAGATGCCATCCCCTCAATTTTGTCTGACGCTCTTGCAGTGTCTTTTGATAATCATGTTGGTCATGACTATCTGTTAGACTACGAAGAGAGGTATGAACTCTACAATAGAAAAGAATCCAGAATTGAGTTTGATCTGGAATACTTCAACAAGATTACAAAAGGTGGTCTTCCTAATAAAACTCTCAACATTGCTCTTGCAGGTACTGGTGTGGGTAAGTCTCTCTTTATGTGTCATCTTGCCAGTTCTGTTCTTTTGCAAAACCGTAATGTTCTTTACATTACCTTGGAGATGGCTGAAGAGAAGATCGCAGAAAGAATCGATGCCAACCTTTTGAACATTCCCATTCAAGAAGTGGCAAGTCTTCCAAAGTCCATGTTTGAAACCAAGGTAAATAATCTTACACAGAAAACTAAAGGGTCTCTGATCATCAAAGAGTATCCAACCGCATCAGCACATAGTGGACATTTCAAGTCACTTCTCAATGAGCTTGCTCTTAAGAAATCATTTCGACCTGATATTATTTTCATTGATTACCTTAATATATGTGCTTCCTCTCGGTATAGCAAGATGGGTAATGTCAATTCATATAGCTATATCAAAGCAATTGCTGAAGAACTTAGAGGCCTCGCTGTCGAAGCAAACGTCCCTATCGTATCTGCCACCCAGACCACTCGTTCTGGTTATGGTAGCTCTGACGTTGAGCTTACTGACACTAGTGAGTCCTTTGGTCTCCCTGCTACTGCTGATCTTATGTTTGCCCTTATTTCTACTGAAGAGCTCGAGGGGCTTGGACAGTTACTTGTAAAACAATTAAAGAACAGATACAATGATCCAACAATCTATAAGAGATTTGTTGTGGGAATTGACAGGGCCAAGATGAGATTATATGACTGTGAGCAGTCTGCTCAGCAAGATCTTCTTGACAGTAAGAATGAAGAAGAGTATAATTATGAAGAAGACAAACCAAAGAAATCATTTGATGGATTCAAATTCTGATATGGGGTTGACTACTAGAGAGATGCAATCTAAATTGGTTGCCAAAGATACCCCTCATTATTATGAGGTCATTATCAAGAGTCATCCTAATGGAATTCCACAAATACATTGTGGACAAGAGAAAGACGCAATTGATATATGTCAGAGGTATCCTGGATCTGATTATAAGAAGATCTATCTCCCTCACCCCCCAGAGATTGTAAATGTCACTCACATATCAGTAGCACCTGATCCAGAACTTCCTGAACAAAAGATTCTTCCTGAATCTGACCTTGAACCTTTTATCCCAGATTTTCATGACTAAAGTAAACACTAAAGCCTACCTTGATTTTGTCAATGCCGTTACGTCAGAACCGTCGAAAGACCATGAAGCATTCGTTTATCGTCTTCAAGAACTTGAAGGTGAAGAGTTTCCTGCCGAGCGACTGCTTACTGCTGCTGTAGGGTTGTGTGCAGAGAGTGGTGAGTTCACTGAGATTGTAAAGAAGATCGTGTTTCAGGGTAAACCTGTGAATGAAGAGAACCTCTTCCATATGAAGAGAGAACTTGGAGATATCTGCTGGTATCTTGCACAAGCATGTATGGGACTTGGAACTACTATTGATGAAGTGATTGAAATGAATGTGGACAAACTCAAATCCCGTTATCCTGGTGGAGAGTTTGATGTCCACTATTCTGAAAACCGTAAGGAGGGAGACCTGTGATTAATTTTGAATTGGATGTTAGAAAAGCTGCTGCAGTTAGACAAGCATTGTTTCGTGAACAAGATGGATACACATATGATTCAACATGTGTTCCTCAAAGAATTGTAGAGATCAGAGAAGTTATTCAATCTATTGACACTCAGATTGAAGAAGAATTAAAATCAATTACGACTGAAGAAACTGAAGAATGACATACGACTTCTCCTTCGCACATTCACCAGAGGGTTTTGATAATCACATTGATAGTTCAATTCGTGGTTACTCAAATCTTCTAGATGATACTGTATCATTTTCCAGATACTTTGTAGAGGACGACACAAAGGTTGTAGATGTTGGATGTTCCACTGGTAAACTTACCAAGATGATCATTGGTAATAATCCAAATCGTAAGAGAACTCATTATGTGGGTGTAGAACTTGCAGGTGGGTTTTATGATGACCTTGAAGAACGTTATAAAGAGATTCGTAGCGACTATCCTTGGGCACTTCTGGAGTGGGTTCGTGGAAATGTCACTAACTATGAGTTCAAGAATTGTTCCCTAGTGACCTCATTGTTCACTCTACAGTTCATGCCAAAGACAACTCGTCAAGAGACTATCAATAAGATCTATGATGGATTGAATGAGGGTGGTGCATTTATCTTTGCAGAGAAGTTGATGTGTGAGAATGCCTTCTTCCAAGAACTTCTCACATTCAATCATTATGACTATAAGAGAAAGTCATTCACTGCAGATGAAATCATGGATAAGGAGATACAACTCCGTGATATGTTGAAACCAAACACATGGTCTGAACTCAAAGACATGGTGTTCTCAGCAGGTTTCAAAGACTGTCAAATTTTCTGGAGAAATCATCAGTTTGTTGGTGTGATTGCAATCAAATAATGTGTGGAATTATTGGTGGGTTTGATATCCCACAGATTGAAAAAGGTTTGACCTCTATCATTCATAGAGGTCCAGATAATCAACAGATTGTCCAAATGGATAACATCTATTTTGGACATGTTCGTTTATCTATTATTGACACAAGTTCAGAGTCCAACCAACCATTCAAATATGGTAGGACCACCATGGTTTTTAATGGAACCATTTGGAATTATAAAGAACTAAGAGAGGAGTTTGAAACCACAACACAAGGAGATACAGAAGTGTTGTGTGCACTTCTTGATAAGTATGGTATTGAAGGACTGAATAAAGTTCAAGGAATGTTCGCCATTGCATTCACACAGGGAGATGGATCTATCACCATTGTGAGAGACCGTCATGGTGAAGTTCCAGTCCATTACTCACTCCTCACTGGATTGTTTCCATCATTTAGTTTTTGTTCTGAAATTAAAGGTTTGATTTCAATGGGTGAGAGTGGTAAAACCATTCAGATGTTACATCCTGGTCATTTTCTTACTGTTACCTCTGATTATGATGTGATAGAGGGGTCTTGGTATGACATTAGAGAAAACATTATTGATAGTCATGACTGGAATGATGATGAATCTAAGAAACAAGTTCATGACAGTATTGTTCAGGGGTCATATGAAAGAACAGTATCTGATGTTCCTGTCGCATGTCTTCTGTCAGGTGGAATTGATTCTGCAATAACAACTCTTGTTGCATCAAAACACATTCCAAACCTTGTTACTTACACTGCTGTGTTTGATGAGAAATCAAAAGACTTAAAGTCAGCAAGAGAAGCTGCTAAATATCTTGGAGTTGAGTTACGAGAGATTCAAGTTCAACCCCCAACTAAAGATGACATTGATGATGTCATCAACACTATTGAGATGCCTTATAAAGCACAAGTTGAAATAGGTTATCCATGTGTTCAACTTGCAAAGGCAATAAGTGAAGATGGTTTTAAGGTTATTATGTCAGGTGAAGGAAGTGATGAACTCTGGGCATCTTATGGGATGAGTTATCATGGTATCAAACAACATGGTTGGAATGAATACAGGATTGGATTGTTTGCTTCACAACATCGTAAAAACTTTGCAAGATGTAATAAGATCTTTATGAAGTATGGAATTGAATGTAGACTTCCATTTCTCAACACACAACTTGTTGAAACTGCTCTTGGTTTGAGACAAGACATTGTTTGGGATGGTAAATCAAGACCTAAGGCTGTTCTTCAAGAGGCATTTAGAAATCAACTCCCTGATGACATTATCAATCGTAAGAAACTCGCATTCCAAGATGGTATGAATATCAAATCACAATACGAAGATGTTGTCGGTTCTCCAAAAGAATATTATAATCTAGTCTATAAAAACACATTTTCATGACCAAAATTCCTTACACACTCCAAGATGTCTATGATGGTGAGGCTCAGGATAAGTTTAATGTAATTTCTACATTTGCTGGTGGTGGAGGTTCTTCCACTGGTTATCGTCTTGCAGGTGGTAAAATTCTTTGTGTCAATGAGTTTGTTGAGGAAGCAAGAAACACTTATGCAGAAAATTACCCATCAACTATTATTATTCCTGATGATATTAAGGAGTTGACAGGAAAAGATTTCTTGAAAGCTACTGGTCTCAAACCTGGAGAACTTGATATTCTTGATGGGTCACCACCATGTTCAGCATTCTCTATTGCTGGTGCACATAGCATGAAGGCAGGTAAGGGTGTTGCAGAGGCTAATTGGGGTAGGACAAAGGTTTACTCTGATGGGAAGATTGTTGAGAATATTGAAGACTTGTTCTTTGAGTTCATTCGTGTTGCTGATGAGATTAGACCCAAAGTCATTGTTGCAGAGAATGTGAAAGGTCTAACTGTTGGGGAATCTAAGTCATACTATGCAAAGATTACTAATGCATTTGAAGAAATTGGTTATTTGATTACATCAAGAGTACTCAATGCATCAAATTATGGAGTAGGACAAGGTAGACAGAGACTTATTTTTATTGGTGTGAGGGAAGACATTGGAGAAGAGGTTGGGCTAAATACTCTTAATGTCTCTACTCTTTTTCCAGACTCAAGTTCAAAGGTCACAAACCTTGGTGATATTATTGGTGATGTCAAGAATGATCCAGAGGAGGTTAAATTCCTTTTGGATAGGATGAAAAGAGAATCTACTTACCAGTACTTGATTCAGATGCCAAAGAACCCTCAGAAGACTATTAGTGTTGCAGACTATCACCCAAAGGGTTCTTGTTTCAACATGGTAAGGTCTTCATTCTTTAAACCTGCACCAACCATTACAACCAAAACTGGTAATTTCATACACTGGGAAGAGGATAGGAATTTCACAACTGCAGAATATAAGAGGATTCAGTCACTTCCAGAGGACTTCAAACTCACAGGAAACTGGGCCCAACAGACTGAAAGAATTGGTAGAATGGTTCCACCTCTGATGATGAGAGCAATTGCAGACAGTATTTACACAAAACTCCTTTCCAAATTAAAATGAATAAGTTACCTTACAACCTACAAGATGTTTATGACGGTGAGGCTCAAGAGAAGTTCACTGTGATATCAACCTTTGCTGGTGGAGGAGGATCTTCTACAGGATACCGTCTTGCAGGTGCAAAGATCTTGTGTATCAATGAGTTTGTAGAAGAAGCTAGAAAAACATATGCTGCAAACTATCCTTCAACACCAATTGTCCCTGATGACATCAAACAGTTGACTGGTGGTGACTTTCTTAAAATCACAGGATTGAAACCAAAGGAACTTGATATTCTTGATGGGTCACCACCATGTTCAGCATTCTCTGTCGCAGGGTCTATGTGTCGTGGTGATGGTTCTAAACACTCTGATGGGTGGGGTAAGATAAAGACCTATTCTGATGGCAAGAAGGTAGAAAACATTGAAGATTTGTTCTTTGAGTTCATCCGTGTTGCTGATGAGATTAAACCCAAAGTCATTGTTGCTGAGAATGTCAAGGGGTTGACAATTGGTGAGGCAAAGACTTATTATGCAAAGATTACCAATGCCTTTGAGGATATTGGTTATCTTGTCACATCTAAAGTGATGAAAGCATCTCATTATGGTGTGGGTCAGGCAAGAGAAAGATTGATCTTTATTGCAGTTCGTCAAGACATTGCAGATAAGATTGGTTTGAATGTGCTCACAGTATCATCACTCTTTCCTCCCACATCATCAAAAGATACTACTATTGGTGATGTTATTGAGGGTGTTGAAAATGATCCAGAAAACATTCAGTCTTTGACTGAACATATGTTGAAGAGTAGTATCTATCAGAGTGTTGTAAAGAAAATGCCAAAGGATCCTAAAAAGATTCTTTCTGGCATGGACTATCATGAGAAGGGACATTGTTTCAATACAAAGAGAGCTTCATTCTATAAACCTTCACCCACTCTCACAGCAAGTGGTGGACTAATTCATTGGAGTGAAGATCGTGTTCTAACAGTTCCTGAACTCAAAAGAATTCAATCTCTTCCAGAGGACTTTAAATTGACAGGTTCATTTTCACAACAAACTGAAAGAGTTGGAAGAATGGTTCCACCATTGATGATGAAAGCAATTGCAGAAAACATTTACAAAGAGGTATTATCAAAACTATGAAACTACTTACACTTGATGATTACAAAAAGGCTGGTGAAGAGTTTTGGCCTAAGTATTGGTACGTTGCCAAAGAACTTGGTGAAGGTGCTAAAACAGAAGATGTTTTGAAAGTTATGGAATCACTTGGTGGTGTAGCTCTCAAATTAAAACTTGAGGAAAAGATTGCACCATTTGGTTTTAACAAAAAGAAGGAAGATGAATCAGAATAATATCCCCAAAGATGCAGAGTTGATTGATGACACATTTTATGTTTGTGAGGGTTTTGCCTTGTGGAAGACCATTATGAAAGACACAGGAGAAGACTATTTGTTTAGTTTAACTAAAGATGATGTGGTCAAAATGACACGTTGGATTTTGAGGTGTGAAAAAGATGGAACACTTGCTCAACATACAAGAGTTGTAAACAGTGGAGTTGTTGGGGGCAAGTTGTGAGTCCATACGTTGTCTTTAGTTATTTGATGGCATTGTGGAATACACTTATATTTCCTTGTGTTACGATTCCAAGTAATTGGAAATATTGTTTCAATGATTGGGATGTTTGGTTATATCCTGAAATTCAAAGAGGATGGGAGATCTACCAGAACCCTTATTCAATCTATCAAGAAGAGAGAGACAAACTTGATAAATAACTTATAATAAGAAAATTATTGGAAGTCCCATGTCAGACATGAGTCAATTGTACAAAGCTTATGCTGCTGTACATAACAAAGATATTAAAACTGAACTTACAGAATCAAAAGACGAAATCAGTTGGATGAATCTGAATTCCTTGATGTCTTCTGATTTGATTGAAATCACTGAAGAAATTGTTGAGTCCATGTTTGAAAGTGGATTTGATGTAAAGGATACAAAAGCTGTTATTGCTCACATCTTTGAGTCTGCACAAAGTGGATTTGTAACTGAAGTTAGACAAAATAAGATTGAAAGACTTCAAGAGGCATTTTATAAAACTTTTCAAAAGGTAACTGAAAAGTCTCCAAAGATCGCAGTTGAATCATTCATCAATTATCGTAATCAGAAACCACTGGTAGAGAAGTGGGATAACCGTGTTAGCCATGAGTTTGATAACTCCAAAACACACAAGAGTTTAGTTGCAGAAGACCGCAAGAGAGTTCTTGATGGCCTCATGGACATGGTTCTCAGAGGTATGGATGAAGTCTTTGATGAAGGGAAGAAACTGGCTGCACCAGATCATGATCCAGTGGGTCAGGAAGATAAGGACATCGACAACGATGGTGACCATGACAAGACTGACAAGTATCTTCTCAATCGTCGTAAGGTCATTGGTAAGGCAATGGGCAAGAAGATGAAGAAAG